AATCGTTTTTGATAATGATACCCATTGTTTCGCCAACACCATGTATCCTTGCTCTAGCCTTGTCAACTACTGCAATACCTAACGTATCGCTTGATACATCATCTACTGTCCACTCATCATTTGTCACATTAATTGTATAGTCGCTAGTAGTAGGAACAGTACCGTCACCATAGTTATACTCTGGCTGTACTACTAACGTTGTGCTTGTGTCTGAGTTTAGTTCTAAAAGTATTTCTCTAAATCTTTTCTTTCTGCTTGGGGTTCCATAGTGATGGTAAGCAAGGCGCACAAAAGATGGCACAGTTTGTCCATCAAAAGAAGTTCCTGAATCAATCTTGCGAACATAGCCATCATCAAAACCGCCGTAAAGAACTTCATCCCCGTTTGAATTTTCTCCAGATGTAGCACAAACTATCTGGTGATCCATAGAGAACGGCATAATTCCTTCATTCTTTCCGTTAAGAAATGTCATCGTGATGCCCGTCTTGTCATTAAAGTAAAGACGATACTGGTTCTTTTCCCTAACCCTAAGAGAAACGGAAACCTTGTTCTTGTACTTCTGTATAAGTGGGTCAACCTTTGATGACACAATAGCCTGTTTAAAGTCACCATAGTTTAGTGTTGACATAAGGGACACGATGCCCCTGTCATCAAGGAACACTGTGGTCTGCATCTTCTGTACAGTTTTGGATACAGCACCAGTTCCTGTGTAGAACTGTGTTAGATTCCAATCATCCCTAGATGTTCCATAAAGAATATATGAGTTGTTTCTGCCAAAGATAGCAAGAGCATCCTTAGTTTCTACTTCTATTCCTGTTACATCATCTCCCACTACAATCTCTGCCGCTCCTAAAGTTGTACTCCAAATAGTAGGCAGTGCAGTAGAAGAGTTCTGTATAGAACCTTTTGGATAAGAATAAAACAGGTGTGCTTTAAATACTTTTACATTCTCTGGAGTATCAGTAGAAGTTCCGTTGTTAATCTTTATAAATGTTGTACCATCCCATTCAAAACCTTTATCAACACCGCTAACTCCATACATCTTTTCACTGCCAAGACTGCCTATAAAGTTAAAGTTAGCAAAGTTATAGGAACCTCCCGGCTGTAGCGTTTGCTCGTATAAAGCGCCCTGTGCTACAGCGATAGTAACAGTAGCAGGTTCAGAAGCGCCATTAACAAGCGCCCTCTTTATTCCGCTTACATGTATTTCTTCGTTGTTAGTCCATGTTCCGCTATTGGAAAGAACTGAAATAAAACCTGCCGCATCATTTGTAGAGTAAGCACCACTGGTAATTGTTACTTTCTTTACTGTGGCTGTTTCCCCAGAACTAGAACCTGTGATAGTATCATCCTCAAGTATTTCTACTTCTCCCGCATCGAAAGCAAGAGTGGACATCTGTAAGTTCTCATTGTCTGCAAACACGCCAGATACATCAGTCAATACTACAGTGCCTTCTGCACCAGTTGACCAGTTACCGTGATATGTTAACCCTGCAACAGTTCCAGTTGCTCCACTAGTAGCGCCAGATATTGAAGCCCCTACCACAAACTCTCCGTTAGTAGTAGTTCCATCAAAGTTTAGCGCTTGACCAAGAGATATCTCTTGCCAACCAGTAGAGGATGACTTATACATCCCGGCAGTTGCACCGCCTGATTTATTTCTAAAGGCGTATATGTTTCCGCTATACACCCAAACACCAAGAACAGAACCTTCACCCGGAACAACGCCAATAATGTTTCTTTGGTTCTCTATCCTCGCTTGTAACTCAGAAACTAATGAAGCATCTGCACTAGCATCTCTTTTTACAGGAGGCCCATAAGAAAGCGATGTGGCGTATAGACCCATTAACCAATCCTAACAGCAGACAATTGACCATACTGAAGTAGAATATTTTGACTACTACCGTTGTTGTGTTTTATTCTTGCATACACATCTGTATAAGTAGTATGCCCTGTAGCGTCAATAATTCCGCTCATGTTAAAACTACCAACATCATTTGCATTTGTAATGTACTGAATACCTTTTAAAGCAGGCGCATCAGTTGTACTTCCTCCAGTGTTGTCAGTAGAAAGCATTGCAGTCCAGATTATATTTGCCGTAGCAGATTGTTTTATACAAAGGTTGCAAGAAACAAAGTAAAACCCTTTGTCATACAATCTAATCTGGTCACTTGCAAAGTCAGCATCAGCCCCAACAGTTGTTGAAGAAACGGTTCCTGTATCTTGAGTTACATCAGAACCAGATGACCCTAAAGACCAGTCGATAGTTACAGTAGTCCCATTAGCAATGGCTTGAACAGCAGGTGTTCCATCAGCAGACGCATGGTTAATGCAAGCGTACCCACCCATGTCAGATTCTACGTACTGCCGTAACATCTGCGCCGTAATAGCGCCAGTAGTATTGTCAGCAAAACTTGTTCCAGTGAGGACTGCCCTAGTTTTTCTTAAGGCTGTAGGTGTTCCCATTATGTGTACTCCACGTTAAATGCGCTTCCAAATGCGCTATCTTTGTTTAAAAAATATATCGGTTCGCCTTCTTGAAATGTTCCGCTAGTAGTAGTAAAGTATATGTAACCCTCTGCGGCATCAGTAGGGAAGAAACCCGCTTGACTATCTCCAGTTATATCCTCTACAGATACAATCAAAATAGTTCCAATAGCACCGCTAGTTCCCCCTTTAACAATGTCTCCAGAAGAAGGTATATTTAAATGAAAAGATGCGCTAAATGAAGACGAAAACACATTACTTTTAGATGAGCCGTTAACAAAAGGTATCCTAAAGTAATCAACATCAGAAGGAAGTGCTTGACCATCTGCTCTTTCGTATCCATCAACACGACTATAACGGCCACGAATATCTACCTCAAAGTTTTTTGCGGCTATACACTCCCCTGCCTCAACAGAAAGAACTGGATCAACTATGTTAAGTCCACCGCTAAAAGGGAAGTAGTAACTTTGGGTAGTCATTCAGTAACTACCACGTAGTTTGATAAATCTTGGACCTGAGAAAACCTTCTGTTTCTTTGTCCCGGTAATTGATCAGACTCAAGTTTATCAAGTAAATCTGTAAACTCAGCAACAGATGCAGAAAGAATTTCAAGGGCATCATTCTGTTCTGCGTAGTAAATTTTCGCCCTACAAATGATCATCCTGTGAAACCTACTTGGTATAGCAGACACATCTGAATCAGAGGATAACTCTGTAGGAGTTTTCCAGTACTCCGCTTTTATAACTGTTGATGAATCTGGTGTAGGATAAAGATCAATAACATTATCTGGTTTAACACTAAACACTTCAGGAGTTCCTGAATCAACTGTTCCGTACTTGTACTGATCCTTGTATTCATTCCAAGGCACATACTCTAGAGGTTGATAGTTGTCAGACGTAGGATCAAATACAACACAATCTATGTTCCATTGTGCCAAGTCTGTAGGAGATGTGATAGTGGAAGTTCCTGATGATGTAGTAATACTTGCTTCAGACCAAAGGTAGTTCCAGTTAAACCATCTGCGCTGTATATCAATGTCGGCATCTTTAATCTGGCGTACAACATCCTTTTCTTCTTCGGAAGTAGGCGTAACACTACTAGGCCCTGAACCGGGTATGCCAACCTCCCTAGCCATGTCTTGACAAAGTTGCAGATATGTACTCATAAGTTTCTCATAATGTCAGATACTACAATTCTTGGGTCTATGTTAGAAGCGCACAAAGCGCCACCTATTTCCTCATCTCTATTACATGTGCTGAATCCAAAATGCATTTTATGGCATGGATAACAGGGGCAGTTTTCTGGAGTAAATGATGTAGTATTGCTCCAGTGTTTAGTCAGATTCTCTTCTGACGAGTGAGAAAGAAATACAGCCTTGTGTATTTTCTTCATGCTTGCCGCATTTAACACTCCTGTTTCAGGCCCAACAATTACAGAACAATGGTCTAAAAAAGCCATTGTATTACCTATAGACCATTCGCCTGACTTAGTAATAACTCTTGGTTCTTTCTCCCAACCAACCTCCAGTATCTTGCACATCTCATCGCCAACAGTAACAAAAGAAATATCCTTTCTTTCTTTTAAAATTGATGCAATCATTACATCATTCCAAGGCCACACTTTATGCACTGATGATCCAGACAAAGAAATCATTACAACATGCTTTGACTTTATTTTCTTTCTCTGTTTTCTAGCCCACTTCTTTTCTTCTTCTGAGGGATAGTATGCAGGTCTATGTTGAAATGGAACGCCTGCCAGTTCGTGAGTAAACTCAAGGTAGTTAACATTACACTTCTTGTGTATCTCTTCTTGAGAATCGTAGTAGCCTTTACTTGCAGGTACTTGGTATTTTTCCCCTTTAGACTCAACTACTCTGTTTGGGTTCAACAGAAGTGTCCCCTCTATGGACTCAGACAGTTGTACAAACTTATCAAAACAGGGAGACATCTTCTCCCAGTAATTAACAAGTTGTGTATTGCAAATCTGATTACTCTTTTGTATTAAGAGTTCGTCTACGTAAGGGTTTGACTTTAGCAGTTTAGAGCCTGCTTCAGATACATTAACACAAACCTTGTATCCTTCTTTCTTAAATTGCGGGAATAAAGAAGATGTTTGGATGATGTCTCCAAACGCTCCGTATCTAACAATGCAAACAGTTTTGCTTTGTCTCTTCCCGCCAAAATCTTCTAAGGTGTAATCGCTTACTTCCTTAAAAGGAACGGTTATTTTTTTCATAGTTGGTTTAGTAGTTTTTCCTTTATGGTATCTATCTTGTCTTTCTTTCCTACTTCAATGCCAAGTTCTTTTGCTTTTGATACAAGGGCATTCCTGCCTGTCATACCTTTCTGCTCTTGAACCCAAGCCGTATAGTCAACTAAACCACTACTAATTAAATCACCGTTTGTCCTATAAAAATTGTCGCCTTGAGTAAATCTTGCTTCAGGCATCTCTTCAATAGTTCCGTGTATTTCGCCGTAAGGCTCGTCCCAATTTATTTTATTTGTCATTATTCCAGTGGCATACGAACAGCACCGAAAACAGAAGCATTTTCAAGAATAATAACTTCCGGTCTGGTTCCTACCCTCGCGTTGTTGTTTCGTTGATTCCTCTCAGTACTCCATTCGTTAGGCTCGTCTTGATTTGTATAGCCACACTGAGCAGGGTCTTTATCTTTCTTTTCTTCGTAGTCCATATTTTCCCCTAAGAAAAGGGGGGCTTGCGCCCCCCGATCCATATTAACGAAAGTTAAAAGAACCTGAAGGCGTTGAAACCTTCTGTTTCTTTATACCCATCGGCATCTGGTTAGGTCCATGACTATCCAAACCCAAATCAGCAGGGGATGAATTATCTTTTTCCTTTTCAGAAAGGCCGTTTGCAGGGATTTTACCGCTTGCACTGTCTTTCATGGTTTACCTCCTAGTACCATTCAACTTCAACGTATGCATAACCTTTGCCTGCGGCAGTACCAGAATCAACGCATTGAACATAAGTAACTTCAATCTGCGTATCAGCCGGAAGTGCATCAGCAATGACTGCATTCGTATCGTCTTGGTTATTGTAGGCATTGGTAGCCGCAGTCGTATCGGCAATTTCCAACTGACCATAAGCATTAGGATCAGCGGTAGTACCTACCAAAACTTTGCCAGTAGTAGAATCATCGGCAAAAGTTTCAGTGACATGCAAACCAATATTTTTCAACGAACCCTTTTTACCACTAGGTCCTTTGAAACTCCAAGCAGTTCCAGTGCCAGCACCAAAATCAGTTTCAACTGTATCTTGGTAGATATAAGGACGAGGATCACTATAACTCATAATAATTTCTCCTTAAGCCGCGCTGTCCCAGATCACTACACGTGACTGAGCCGCTTGTGTGTGAACGAGGCCGAAACCTCCCAAATAATACCACGCAATCCCACGATCCCTTCCAAAGTCCCCCGGAATTTTTCCGCGAATTTCTTCAGGAACAGCAACTGCTTCAGCAACGGTATCTTCACCAAAGAACACAGCCCAATCGGATTTACCGTTAGTCCATGCAGATGATGCAGTACCAATGCCTGCTTTAGCAACGTGAGTCTGCTCAATAAAGCGAACACCTTCATAGCGACCAATTTCGCCATTCATAATCATCTGGAAACCCTGATCAATATACTGCTTGATACCTTCCAGATCATTCTTAAGTGCGCGCCAAGTTGACGGCCATGCAATAGCGTAATAATCATCGCCAGTATAAGCCGGGATATTGCGCTCTTTCATCGTGTCTACAATCAACTTAACATGCTCTTTTCCAAGAGCAACGTTGTTGTTAATAGCACACACACCGTTGGTGGTAAGCGTCAAAGCGGTAGTACTCGTTCCCGCAGTCGGAACAACACGCAATTTAGCAGTGTCGAACTGAGCAGAAGCGAGATTATCAAACGCTTTTTTCGCATCGTTTTTAAGCACTTTACGAACCACTTCACGAATCGGCTGTTCACTCAGGTCATCCAACTTACCTGTGTAAGGAACAGAGTTACCCGCTTCGGTGATAGTCATCGTACCCTGAGAAATCGTGAAAGAAGTCTCTGGGATAGTGCTGGTTTCAGTCAGGGTTGCACCCTGCGTGGCTACGTCGCTAAACACGTTCCAGTGGAATGTATCGCCTCGATTCAACCCTTGATGGGCCGCATCTTTAATGTCACAGAACTGACGGAACTTGACAATCGGCTGCACCGCCATTCTCAGTTCTCGACTGAGGTTTAGCGCATACATATAACCACCAGAGGTGTTGACGGACCATACTTGTCCTGCCATTTTTTTCTCCTTAGTTATTGATTAAGTTGCCCTCTTGCCTCACGCATTTCTTGAATAATTTGCTCTGGAGTTTTCACTTCAGAATCATCTTCTCCAATCTTTGCAGACTTTCGGGCAGATTTTGGTTGTGGAAC